GCATGATTGTCATTAGCGCAGTGCTCCCATCAACTTGACCAACTATCTCCGCTTTCTTTGATATGCGGATGTTCTTGGTATGGTCGTTGTTTAGCGTTGTTGTAGTCATCGCGTCTGTGAAGTGCGCCATTATATCGGCAACCATTCCTGCGCCACTATTCGCCAGTGCTTTCTTGGCTTCTTCTGCAATCTTCAAATCTGCTTGTGCTTTGATGCGCTCAAGCTCGTTAGAGTATTGCACCATTAAGCCTTTGCGCTGCTCGATGAAATCTCTAAGCGGCTGCGTTGCTGCTTTTTCAATGTCTATTAGCTGCTTCTTGAATGAGTCAAGCGGCAAAGTGATTGTCTTGCGGTGCGTCTCGATGTGCTTGATGGCATCGTTAACTGTCTTAATTGCTTCTGCGCTTGCATCATAGCTGAATTTGTCTTCAATGCGTTGAGGCACTGCCTTCATCATTGCTTGAGATTTAAGCACCTCAGCAGAATTTATTGCGTTGTGAAAGTTGGTGAGATTTTCTATATTTGTCTCCATAATTGTTTAAGGGTTTGAACGGTTTTTAATTAGGGAGCGCAGCGATACGCTCCCTTTTTTTGTTTTAGAATGGTGAGCTGTCATCTTCTGCTTCGCCAAGAAAAGCCTCTTGCTCTGCTGGAGATGGAGCTGCTTTATACGGTGCGCTGATTCTCGCGATGTACTCATCGGAAATCTTTATCTTATCTTGAATGAAGTCAGGCAACTTTAAGAAGGTAACTTCATCGTGCTCTTGCGTGTTATACATCAAAGGCTCATTGATTGCAGGAGGGCAAACTAAGCCTTTAGGCAGCGGAGAAATTCCAATGATGTTAGCGTATGTCGCGTCGCCTTTTTCAACGTGGGTGATGTTTAAAAGGCAAGCCTTGCCGATTAGTGTGAAGATGTCAAACTTCGCTGCTATATCATCTGTCATTTTTTTTCCTGCCCACGATTCTAAGTCGCGTCTTAGCACTGCTTTGCTATTCATTGACAAGTTGTAGATTGCTCTTGCGTAGAAAGGCTTTAAGCCTTCGCCTGCGGTGAACTCACATAGTTCGGTGGGTAGTTCAAATATCAATTGAACTTTGCGTTTCTTGCCGGGAAACTGTCCTTGTTGCATGGTAGTTCCTAAGTCAACGATTTGGTAACATCTTGCAGGAAATGCGCCTTCGGGCGCAATCTGACGGGAGGTGTTATTCCCTACTGGTGCTGTTAAAGCCATAGTGATTATTTATTTAGTGATTGATTAATTACAATTGAATCGAAGGCAATCATTGCCTCTTGAAATACTTTGCGGTACTTGTGGTGAAATTCCGCTTTTGAGCTTGAGAAGTACAAGCGATTGCAATAAGGCAGGTCTTGTATATCTTCTTTAGAATACTGGCGCACTACTGTGATAGCGTCAAGGTCGCATCTTTGAAAGATGCCCTGCTTGCAGCCGTCATCTATTATGCAAAGAAGCAAGTTTTGAAGGTGGTCGTACTGCCAAAATTGAGTACCATCGTGTGATTTGAAATAGGTCTTCATAAGGGTTTGAATTATGGGCGGTAGTGAGCCGCCCTGATTTAGTTTATATTATTTAATGAATTTAACTATTTCTGAAAGATTGAAGTCTATTATTATCTTTTGATTAGATTCAGGCAAGATATAGTTACAACTAACTCTTGTACCTGATATCTCTTGAACATTTAAAATTTGTCCATTAAGACCTCTGAAGTTTGATTTTGTTTTGATTTGTGCTTTCATAATTTTTGAATGAGTGAGTAAATGTTTGATTGAATAATTATAGGGCAAATGTAAAAACATTATTTGAATCTGCAACACATAAACTAAAATAAATGCAAAGTTTTTTTATCTCGCAATGCAAGTGCTTGATTATCAGCAAAATAATTTTGTGCTTACTGCGCAGCTTTCGCCACTCCGAAGCCGATTAAAGCTCCAACACCTAACTTAAAAGCGGTGGTTTGATACCACTTCTTGTCTTCTTTGATGTAGATGTTATTCATTCCAGTAATCTGCATACTTGGATTGTCGATACGCATACGTATAATTTTATCCTTGCGCTTAAATAATCCTTTGCGGATTGTATCACCAACAGCATAAGTGAAATCGGCATTCATTATTAAAGAGTCAATCTGCAGGCTACCTTTATTTGTCAGTGATCCACCAATAACCCAAAACTTCTCAGCCTTGTAAAACTTCATAGGTAATCGAAGGTGAGGATGGCGGTCAATGATTATTGTATCACCAAGTTGAATTTCTGTTTTGTACACTGTGCGCGTTTTAAACTTCACCACCTCAACGGGATTCTCTAATTGCAATTCGAGTGCTGCAATCTGCTTTGCTTGCATTGCCTCTTTAGAGCCGCTCTGTGCTATTATCTTGCGCTGTGTTGCAATAATTGTGCTATCAGCAAATCGCGTCGATTTAAAAGCACAAGGCCCAGGCTGAGTTGCGCAAGTTCTAATTAGTAGCAGCACGAGCACTAAGCACGTTGCAAGGAGAATCTTGTTGAAGTCCATTTTTTATCAGTTTAAATAATTGCTTTTTAAATTTACCAACAGACCGCTTATTAATTACTTCATGCTCCAGAATATTTAGAGCAACGCAAACGGGCATATAATTTTCAATAACGTGCAGCGATGTCATTACTACCAATCGCTCGTCTAATTCTTGTGCGGTCATATTTCTCGTGATGCTTTTCGTACTAAGTTTTTAATCGCTTCATCTAACTTCAACACGCAGGCATCTACCATATCAAGCAGCGCAAGTTGCTCTGTCTCTGATGGTGTATCTCTTAGCATTTTAGTTAATGAATTGATGCTTGCAAATGGTTGTCTAATTTCGTGGCTTAGCATAAAGCGAAACTCCTCAAGTAGCGCGCGCTGCCTTTGGTATTCGTGTGCGGTAATACTTGTAACATCGACAAGCTGCACACCTAAAAAGGTGATTCTATCTCCGATAGCGAAGCAGTTCCAAATATTATAGCGATGGCTTAGATTCTTATGCTTGGTGCGAGCATATACTCTCACTGGCTCAGGAGATTGGCTGATGGCTTTTTTTATCGCATCAATAAAGTCCTCTTTGTCGGAGTCGATATCTACTATGTCTGTTATTTTCTTCGGCTGAATGTGGCTCGCGTAGCTTTTAAATAAGCTATTGTTTGTTATTATGTTAGCTTCCAAATCGGTTACAACATAAAACAAATCAAGGTTATTCTCTAAGATGAATAAGAGAGACATTGTCGAAGCTCGTTATAAAGTTTCCCCCATGATGCAAGCGAATTGTATAACCAATAAGCGGTGAGCAAGATAGTAAATGAAAATAACATCCCCATAACTGGAGCATCAATATTTTGCTCGTGCTTAACAACAGTCTTTGGCTTAACCTCGATTCGCTGATATGGCTTAGGATGCACCAAAAATGGTGAGCTGCTTGGCTTTATTGTATCGCTTGCGTAAACATCGTGAATCATAGGCTGTTCGGTATGTGGAATGATATAGCTTTCGTGCGCAAGCTCGTAGGTTTGCCCCCATTGGTCGACTGCGTACTGCTTGCCAAAGATAGTGAACTTTTCAACTGGCTCGCCATAGTGCCATACTTCATAATGCGTGTGCATCTTGCAGCCCTTGCCTAAGATGCAAGTGTTGCTCAGAGTTACGATTGTATCAGTTCTTTCAGTTATCATCGGTCTTAGCTTTTGGAATGTATCCTGCGGCAATCATCGCTGCAACAATTGCTGCGAGCGTTTCGGTTGAAATCTGCTTAAATATCAGGGCAAAGACGCTTGCTAAAATTACCATTGAGCCTATTGTTGACCGCCAATGTTTTACTACAATATCCAATACTTGCCGAGATTTGCTGATTTTTCGCCTCATGGCTATAATACGCTTTTGCTGAAATAAAGTTCAGCCTCCATGCGCCTGCGTTTCACTAATCCGTTGACCTTTTTACCGCCTGCATTTACCCACTTATCAAACTCGCGGCTTATGGTTATGTCGTTAGGATTTGCTTTGACCTTACTTAGAAGCGTTGACTTAGCAAGCGCACCAGTTCCAAGATTAAAAGCAAAAGACACCAACGCATCAAACTGATTTTGGTTGACTGCGACTCCATTAAGTAATGCATTAACATTCTGCTCGAAGTCGCGCACTGTTTTACGCAGTAGCACCTCAGCCTGCTCTTTGGTAATCTTATCGCCCATCTTAACCTTTTGGTCATTTGCATAATAGGTGCTGCCGTAGCCTATTGTCGGCACGTTTGCGCTGCAAAGGTAAGCATTGAGCGACAAGCCTTCAAAAGATTTAATCAGGTCAAGACCTTTCTTGGAGGTTGTCATTAAAGAGTATAAGAGAAATTAATTGTAAATATCAAATTACTAAATGATGCTGCTCCTGCATTTGTAAAATTAATTACAATTTCTTTAGTTCCACTATTTGCAATTAACCTTTGAAAAGTTAATGTATTTAAAATGTTGTTACTATTTTCAACAACAGTACCTAATACATCATAGCTGCCACTAAAATTAGATACGGGCTCAATAGGTAAATCAATAGTGCAATCAGCAACACCTCCTGCGGTACTATCTACAATTATGCTACCATAAACAGTTACAACATTACCAACTTTATTAAATATAAAATCAGCATTTGAAGTAGTAGTTCCATTGTTATCTGTTATGGTAGGAGTGTACTTGCCACTTTGCGCCTGCCAAACCGCAGCTCCATCAGTTGCATCAGTACATTTATAAACTTCGCCAGTATTCATTTCCCAATAGCTGCCGACTTTAAATCCTAAATCAACATCATCGTTAACAGTTGGGGCAATAGTTTTAAATTGCACTTTTTCAATTTCGTCGCTTGAATCTAAACTATACAAAGCACCTTGAAACCATTCTAATTTTAAGTTGACTGTGCAAAGTAATGCAATTCCGCCAAGTGGTCCTTCAATAACGTTTGTCGTATTGGTAAGTCCACCTGAATCGCTTACTTGTTGCAAAGTAATAGGCATATTGCCTACCTCAATCTTTTTGGTTGTTCCTTCGGGCGATTGCGAGGTATCGCTAACATCAACAATGCAAAGGTAGTCTGCCGCTTCTGCTGATGCGAGAGCTGGTAAGTCGGTAATTTTTATTCCTGCCATGATTCTATTGGTTTAAAAGTTATCAAAGGTAATGCTTTCACCCAATCAATTGAACACTGATTGACTTCTTCTTGAGTAATTACCCATAAGCCGTCTGCATCTTGTATTGGGTTAAAATAGCTGTAAGGCAGAAACTCAACACCGATTAAAGACGCTGCTTGCTCTGCTGTGAGTAGGTGTACTTCTATCATACATTTCGAGATAAAGTAGTTTGAAACGCCTGCACATCTGTGAATAATGTCGCTGCTTCGGCATCGCTTAATCCTGCACCTAAAAATGCAAATGCTAATTGATGCGGAGTGAATTGCAGAATTGTGCCTGAGTTTCTTGCTGCAAATGTGAATTGAAATGTTGGCAATGATGTCATTGCAGTAGCGTTGCTTCCTAATAATGCGCCTGCTCTAAAGGCTTTAAATACAGTGCTTGATGTTCTTGTTGCAACGAATAACGATGTCGTGTTTATTGGATATAAAAAGCCCGAATTCCCTGATTGGAAAGCACCTTGCAAACCGCCAGTAATTACTAAATTATGTTGTAGTGTTTGAGTAGCAGTGCTAAAACTTCCATAAATCCTATTTCCCGTAACATTATTAGTTCGGGAATAAATTCCAAATGAATGGCTGTTAGTTGCGAATGTTACCGATGGAGTTAAAAAGCTATTGCAGTAAGCGTTTGTTCCGTTTGGCAATGCACCATTTGCTGAATGCGTCCAAAAGCCAAAAAACTGTAACCTAAATGCAGCATCTAAGTCGCGAGGGTCTTTGAGATTCCAACGATGGGTAGATGCAGTGCCACCGACAAAAGGATAAATCGCGTTCATCTTTGCCCAAGTGCCATTTGCTTTCATTGAAATAACCAATGTGCAAATAGCTGAGGTGATTGTCGGGTCGGTAATTCCTGCCGCAGTTAGGAATGCCACCGCATCAGGGTCGCAACCGCTTGGATACCAATAAGGGTTAACTAAGAAACTCATGCGACAGTACCGATTAACATTACCTTCAATCCTTTTGCTGTACCATCACCAATTTGGTCGATGTCGATTGTAATCTCCGCATCGTCTGCGAGTGCAGTGTCGCTAATCACTGGCGGTGTTGCAGCGGTAAAACTTGTCTTTTCTGTGTTGTCGATTGTTAGTTTTGTGCTTAATATGCTTGTGCCGCTTTCGTTGATATCAACAGTGAAGATACTACCGCTTGCCTGAGCAGTTGTGAGCGATGCCCTAACAGATGTTAGTGTTACTGCTCGCGGCATTCTAAAAGTTATCTTTGCCGCTCCCGTAGTTAAAGCCGTTGTTTCATCTGAAGCTGCCACAACAAGCTCGAAAGGTGTCGCAAGATTTCCGCTACCAAGTACAGATGAACCATTTATTGTCTTGATGTTTGTGCCGCTTGTTAGCGCATCCTGCTTGCCGTTAAATGTTGACCAATTTGCCGAGCTTAATGCGCCTCTATTAGTTGCACTGGCAGTTGGCAAGTTGAAAGTATGAGTATCAGTTGATGAGCTTATCGCGAAGTCAGTGCCAGAAGTTCCAACTGCTAACGATTGCACTTGCGCAGTTAAGCCGTTTAGCGCATTGATGCCCGTTGAGAAAGTTGTAATTACTTGGCAAAGGTTGCTATTTTCTGTATGCAGTGTTATAGTCTTGCTGCTATGAATTACATATACTCTAATTGCAAGCCTATCGGCAGCAAGTAGAACTGTGCTTGGCACTGCAACCGCCGTTGTGTATAAATCAACTTGAGTTCCATTAGTAATGAACTCAGGGTTTGCAACACTTGATGCAATCAATGTCAATGTTCCTGCGCTGAGCTTGTAAAGTTCAATGTAGAATCTTGGTGAGCCGCCGCCACTATTTGCGCTGAAGTACATCTCAAAGTTCCAATTGCCCGCAGGAATCGCTAACTGATTTGGAACATTTGCATCAGTAATGAATGATTGAATGTAGCCGT